GAGAATAGGGTGAAGGCTACTGTAAGATTCGTGCCGGGAGGATACAACTAATATGCCTTACGCTAAAGGTAAGTATGCATTAGGGGTCTGTGATAGGACAGGCTTTGTTTATAAATTAAAAGATTTAAGAAATCAAATTGTAGATCAAAGAAGAACTGGACTTATGGTTGGTAAGGATGTGTTAGATAAAGATCAACCTCAATATCAAATAGGAAGATTAAATATAGATGACCCACAGGGTTTAAGAAATGCTAGACCGCAGAAAGATTTAGAACAAACTAGAGGTACATATGCATGGGACCCTATAGGTGGCTGGAATTCTGCTTATGGTGCATCTAACTTACATAACATGGTCTTACATGGTCATGTTGGAAAACTAAAAATTACAACAGACTAATGGCATTTACATTTACAACATTAAAATCAGCCATTCAAGACTACACAGAGAATACAGAGACCACATTTGTTAATGATCTGTCTACTATAATACAGCAAGCAGAAGATCGGATAATAAAGACAGTACAGTTACCTGATTTCAGAAAAAATCAAACAGGAAACTTGACTAGCGGAAATTCATATTTAGCTACGCCCACTGACTTTCTTTATCCATATTCTCTGGCAGTCTTAGACTCTGATAGTAACTATGTTTATTTATTAAATAAAGATGTTAACTTTATTAGAGAAGCTTATCCGTCTAGTTCTACGACAGGAGTACCTGAATATTATGGGCAATTTGATGATGACTACTTTATAGTAGGACCAGCACCAGATGCAAATTATACAGTTGAGTTACATTTCTTTTATGTTCCGCAATCAATAACTGAATCATCAGATGGTACAAGTTGGCTTGGTACTAATGCACCAGAAGTATTACTATATGGTTCATTATCAGAAGCATATACATTTATGAAAGGAGAACCTGACTTAATAAATCTTTATGAAAAAAGATTTCAAGAAGGATTAAGTAAACTTCAATTACAAAATGAGGGAAGAAATAGAAAAGATGCGTATCGTAGTGGACAATTACGAATACAGGAATAATTATGTTAAAAAAACCGATTAAAGAATTAAAAGGAAAACATATAGCTATTGTTGCTATGGGCAATAGCCAATTAGATTTTCATCTATCGTTGGTACACAGCGAAAAATATGATGAAGTTTGGGTAATAAATGCCATGATTGGTGTTGTTAAAGATGCACATAGAGCCTTTATTATGGACCCTATAAGTAGATTCTTAGATACAGATGATGCAGCTGATATGACTGAAATGATGCGAGAATGGTTGCCTGAAATTGACTATCCTATTTACTCTTGTGAGTTAGATGATAGGATTCCAGCAGTAGAAGAATTTCCAATAGAATCTTTAATAAAAGATACTGCTTGTGCTTATATTAATAATACTGTTGCTTATGCAATAGCTTTTGCTTACTGGAATAAAGTAGGTACAGTCTCTATGTTTGGTACTGATTTCACTTATAAACATAATGCATACTTTGCAGAAATGGGTAGAGCATGTTGTGAATTTTGGTTAGCTAAATGTATGGAACAAGATATAGAAGTATCTATAGCAGTTCGTTCTAATTTATTAGATGCTAATGTAGATTTAAAAGATAAATTATATGGGTATCATAGATTAGCTGATCCTACAGTTTCATATGTTAAAGATGGTAAAATGAATGTTTGTAAATATTCTGAAGTGGTAAAGCAAAATGTTGTACCATTTGGTATAGTTGGTAGAAATGATTTACCTAATGAAACATGGATTGAAAGAGGAAATGTACCAACTCTTTCTCAAGATAAGAAACTAGCAGAAGGTGGTGGACCACCTGAACCAAAGGTTCCATAATGCAGACTGAAATTATTTCATCTTCGATAGGTAATCTAGGGGTTAAGACTACAGATTTTAGAGGTCATACTATAGAGGAGATCGCTGATAGTGCTGTAGATACAATAGTTTCTATAAGTAATGATGCACCAGAACCTATAAAGGCACAGGCTCATGCTTTTAAAGAAAGGTGTCGAAAGATTATTGAATATTATATGCAAGAAGCGGTTAATAACCATATGTGTACAATAGGAAATAAGTTAGATAAACAAGGTCAAAAAGACCTAGCAAATATTATAAGGAGACTATAATGGCGATAACACAGGCGATGTGTACCAGCTTTAAGGGAGAACTCTTACAAGCCAAGCACAATTTCTCAACAGGAGGAAACACTTTTAAGCTGGCTCTTTATACCAGTTCAGCTACTATGAGT